AGAAGATGACAGTCAAGAAGAAGAGCCTTCATATGTAGTTAAAGCCGCAGGGGAAGAAAAAGAAGTACCTCTATCTGAATTGATTAAAGGTTATCAGCTTGGTGCTGACTATACGAAAAAAACTACCGAAGTAGCAGAGCAACGTAAGCTAGTGGAAGCTGAACGTGCCGCCATTGAGGAAGCCAAGTATGCTCGTGATAATTATGCTCAACGTCTGCAAGCAATAGACCAGTTTCTAACTTCGCAGATGCCACAAGAGGATTTACAATCTCTTAAGGAAAACGACCCTATAGGCTATGCAGTTAAAGTTGCTGAACTTTCTGAAAAGAAAGAACAACTCCAAGCTATAAGAGCCGAACAAGCCAGAATTGCTCAAGAGCAACAATCTGACTATGCTCGTGCCATGTCTGACAGAGTTGCACAGGAAGCATCTAAACTAGCACAAGTCCTACCAGAGTTTTCAGACCCAGCCAAAGGCGACAACTTCCGTAAGGAAATTCGTTCATATGGCAAGACGTTAGGATTTACTGATGAGGAACTCTCACAAGTATATGACTCTCGTCATGTGCTCACGTTACACAAGGCAATGATGTATGACAAACTTCAAAAGTCAAAGCCAGCTATTACAAAGAAGGTAAATGAAGCTCCTAGAATGTTAAGAGCAGGTACTTCTGGTGCTAATAAGCAAAGTGATGCACAAAAACTACAAAAACAACAATCCCAGTTGCGTAACTCTGGCAAAGTCAGAGATGCCGCAGCTTTATTTGAACAATTATTAGAATAGGAAATTAAATCATGGCAACGTTTCAAACATATACCGCTATTGGTCAAAGAGAAGACTTAAGCGACGTAATTTACAACATTTCTCCAACAGAAACACCATTCTTAAATTCAGTAGGCAAATCAAAAGCTACTGCTATTTACCATGAATGGCAAACAGACTCATTAGCAGCAGCTTCTACTTCAAATGCAGCAGTTGAAGGTGCAACAGCTTCTGATGCAACAATTTCTCCAACAGTTCGTGTTGGTAACCGTACACAAATCTCACAAAAGACTATCAAAATTTCTGGTACTCTTGATGCAGTAAACAAAGCTGGTCGTAAATCTGAAAAGGCTTACCAATTAGCTAAAGCATCTAGTGAAATTAAACGTGATATGGAAGCAACTTTGTTATCTAACCAAACTGCAGCTAATGGTAACTCTACAACAGCTCGTAATCTTGGTGGTTTACAAGCATGGTTAGCTTCTAACACATCAAACGGTTCTGGTGGTTCAGCAGGTGCTAACGGTACTACAGCTAGAACAACTGGTACTGATAGAGCTTTCACAGCTACATTACTTAACACTGTTATGCAATCAGCGTTCACAAACGGTGGTTCACCAACATTGTTATTAGTAACACCAGCTCAAAAAGTTGTGGCTTCTACATTCTCTGGTATTGCAACTCGTTACAGAGATGTACCAGCTAACCAACAAGCTCAAATCATCAATGCAGCAGATGTATACGTTTCTGACTTTGGTATTATCCAAATCGTTCCAGACCGTTTCATCCCTAACACTGACTCTGATGACACAGCTTTCTTATTAGATACAGAAATGGCAGCAGTAGCTTACTTACGCCCATTCCAAACTAATGAGCTTGCTCAAGTTGGTGACGCTGATTTAACTCAACTTTTAGTAGAATACACACTAGAAGTTAAGAACGAAGCAGCACATGGCATTATTTCTGATTTAACTTAATCAGTATGAGGATAGCCCTAGCAATAGGGCTTTCTCTTTATGATTTTTTATACTGGTAAACATCTTAATGGTCATTTCAGACAAGAACGAATGACTAAACGCAGACATTCTGATAAAGATAAAAGATATTACCAGCATTTAGATAGAGTCATAAATAGAAGGATTTTCCCTAAAGGATAAAAATGAATTGGAATTATAGAATTCTTAAACGTAAATGCCCAGAGACTAAAGAGATTTATTATGCTTTAAATGAAGTCTTTTATCAAGAAAACGGCAAACTTATGGCTTATAGTGAACGTGATGATATTGTAGGTGGTTCTCCAGAAGAAATTATAGAAACATTAGAAATAATGTTATTTGATGCTAAAAAAGATGCTCCTATATTAACAGAAGAAGATTTTAACAATGACAGATAAAGTAATTAACAACGGAATTACTCAAACATCTTTCCATGATAATGGTGATGATTTAGTAATAGCACACTCACAAAATGTAACAACTATTGTAGATGCTAACAAAGCAGAATATGCTCAATCAGATGAAAAACAAAGATGGAGTGATGATGCGTTTGGTAATAAAGTTGCGTCAATTCCTTTAGTCGTATTTCAAGAATTAGAGAAACAAGGTATCACTCGTGGCTTTACTGTATTAGATATGCCACGATTCAAAGCATGGTTAAATAACCCAGATAACAGAGCATTTAGAACAAGGACAGGTCGCATATAATGGCTATAACAAACTATACAGATTTGCAGTCAACGATTGCAGATTACTTGGCTCGTACAGATTTGACAACACAAATCCCATTGTTCGTTCAATTAGCAGAAAACAGATTAAGACGTGACTTACGCACTAGACCTATGCTTAAAGTAGTGACAACAAGTACTGCCGCAAGTGACCCTACGGTAGCATTACCTAGTGACTTCCTAGAAATGCGTGATTTACATATAGAGTCTAGTCCAATACAAACGCTTGTATATCAAAATCCAAGTAATTTTTACAGAAATACTAAAGCATCTACAGCAGACAGTGGTGCTCCTAAATTTTATACAGTGATGGGTTCAGAGTTTCAATTTGCACCTATCCCAGACTCTGCATACACGCTTAAAATGGTTTACTACGCAGCACCATCATATTTAAGTTCATCTAATTCATCTAATGTATTCTTGGCTAATTGCCCAGACTTACTTTTATATGCGTCTTTAGGTGAAGCAGAACCTTATTTACTTAATGATGCTCGTATTGTAACTTGGCAAGGTCTTTATGATAGAGGTCTTAACTCATTAACAGTATCAGACAGTGCTGGTGAAAATCCATCTGCACCAATGGTAATTTCATTAGCAACTAGATAATATGTTATAATTCCTATATGGAATACAAAATTTGTGCAAGTTGTAAAGTTGAACAATCTACCAGTAATTTTAGGTGGAACAAAACTCGTTTTGAGTCATGGTGTAAAAAATGTAAAAGTAACTATAAAAAATCATGGTATAAAAACAATAGAGAATATGCTATAGCAAAATCAACAGAATATCATCATGCAAGTTACTCTGAAAAACGTGAGCATAAAGTTAAAAAAGCTATTGAATGGGTAAAAAATAACCCTGAAAAATATAAAATAAATGCTAAAAAATGTTATGAAAAAACTAAAATACAAAGGTTTGCATATCAAGCATTAGCAAGAGCTAAAAGAAGAAATGCAGTACCTACATGGTTTGAAACCATTAAAGAAGATATACAAAAAATATACATAGAAGCAAGAACTAAAACATTAGAAACAGGTATACCTCACGAGGTTGACCATATTATTCCTTTGGTAAGTGAATATGTATGTGGATTGCACGTTCCTAATAACTTGCGTGTTATAACTAGATTTGAAAATAGAAGTAAACAAAATAAATTACAAGGAGTAATATAAATGTCCGAAATGTCGAATTACCTCGAAAATGCACTAATTAACGTAACTCTACGCAATACAGCATTTACAGCAGTATCACAACCATATGTTGCATTATTTACAAGTGACCCTACAGACGCAGGTTCAGGTACAGAAGTAAGTGGTGGTTCTTATTCTAGGACAGCAGTAACTTTTGCTTCACCTTCTAACGGTGTATCTACTAACTCTGCTGATATTACATTCCCAACTTGCACATCTTCATGGGGAACTGTGGGTTGGATTGGTATTTATGATGCTTCTACATCAGGTAATTTACTTTACCACACACCTTTAGATACATCTAAAACGATTGATACTGGTGATATATTTAAAATTGCTTCTGGCAACTTATCTGTTACTTTAGCTTAAGGATAAATAATGGCTCTAGTAGTCAAAGACCGCGTCCAAGAAACAGCTACAACCACAGGCACAGGCACATTTACATTATCTGGTGCTGTATCTGGCTTCCAATCATTCTCTGCTATAGGAAATGGTAATACAACATACTATACTATTACAGACGGTACAAATTGGGAAGTAGGTATTGGTACATATACATCTTCAGGCACAACTTTATCTCGTGATACTGTATTAAAATCATCTAATTCAAATAATTTAGTTAATTTTGGTGCTGGTTCTAAATTTGTATTTTGTACTTATCCAGCAGATAAATCTGTATATGCAGACGCATCTAATAAAGTATCTGGTTACGCTATAGAAAACACCACTATAGGTGCTACTACAGCTACTACAGGTAGTTTTACATCTGTCACCACACCATCAGTCACAGCAACAACATTAGATTTAGCTTTAAACTCTGTAAGCACAGGTTCAGTAAATTTTAGTAGTGCAAATGGTCAATTATTTAAAATTTCAGATGGTGGTGCTTATGGTGGATATTGGAATGCCTTTAGTGCATCAGGCTCTCCATCATTAAGAGCAATAGGCAATGTTTCAGGTGCAATAGATACCAATAGTGCTGTTCCAATTCAATTTAGAACAAATATTGGCACATCAGGTGCAGAACAATTTAGAGTAGGACACACCGCTTCTGCTGTAAACTATGTTCAAGTAACAGGTGCGGCTACAGGTGGATTACCTACAATATCAGCACAAGGTAGTGACGCTTCGGTTGCATTAGCTATACAATCTAAAAGCACATCACCTTTAATATTACAAAATGGTTCAGCACAAAGAATATTACGAGCAGATGGAACAGGCACAGGAGTAAACTATTTTAATATAATTAGTTCTGCCGCATCACAAGCACCAATATTTAGTATTGCCGCCGCAAGTTCTGATACTAATGTAAGTATGGCTTTCCAACCTAAAGGCACAGGTGCTATAGACCTAGCCGCAGGTAGTAGTGGTGTAAATATAAGTAATGGTGGAACAGTAACAGCTATTACTAGGACAGTTCAAGGTTCAAATTATACAAGTGTACCTTCTTTAGCAATATCAGCACCAACAACAGCAGGTGGTGTTCAAGCTACAGCTACAGCAAATTTAGGTGTTTTATCAGCTACTATTGTTTCAGGTGGAACAGGATACACAGCAGGTGATACATTAACTGTAGTAGGTGGTACAGGAACTGCTGCTCAACTTACTGTAAGTACAGTATCTAGTGGTGTAATTACTGCGGTAACTGTTGCAACACAAAATGGTGTTTATTCAGTATTTCCTACAAACAATGTATCTGTTACAGGTGGTACAGGTTCAAGTGCTACATTTACTATTTCAGGTGGCATACTTTCAACATTCACAATTACAGCAGCAGGTTCAGGCTACATAGAACAACCTACAATCACCTTTAGTGGTGGTGGTGGTAGTAGTGCGGCTGCTTATGCAAGTGTTGGTGCTTTGCCTATAATTAGGTCATTACATACTGAAATGCAATTTGCCACAGCAGGTGGTATAGGTTTTGAAGTGCAAACTTATGGTGCTGGAACAACAACAAGTAGATTTGCTACATTTGCAAGTGCAAGTGGTAATCCTGTAGTTTTAGAACCTCGTGGTGCAGCAGGTAATATAGCTTCAGTTTTTAGTTCAAAAGGTACAAGTGCAATACAATTTTATACAAACAGTTTTACTTTAGGAACAGGTGCACAACAATTAGCAGTTACCCACACAGCATCAGCAGTTAATTATGTGCAGGTGACAGGTGGTGCTACAGGTAGTGGTCCTACTATATCAGCACAAGGTTCAGATGGTAATGCTTTCTTGGTAATTACAAGTAAAGGCACAAGTGCAATTAGATTACAAACAGGTGGTTCATCTCAAGTATTAATTAATAATACTACATCTGCTATTAATCAATTAGGATTATCAGGCTCTACTGCAGGTCAAGCGTGTTCTATTATTACACAAGGAACAGACACAGACATAAGTATGCTATTAGTTCCTAAAGGTTTAGGAATTGTATATACAAACCAACAAACACCTGTAGCTGTTGATGCAACAAACACATTAACAATAGCAAACTTATTAACTCAAATTGTTACTACTACATCTGCAACAGCAGTATCACTTACACTACCTACAGGAACTCTAACAGATGCAGGTATATCAGGTGGCACAAGTGCAGTTAATACATCATTTGAATGGTCTATTATTAATTTAGGTTCTGCTGTGGGTGCAATTACTTTAGTAGCTGGTACTGCTCATACTATTGTAGGTTCTACTGCAATTGCTGTTGGTGCGTCAGCAAGACTTAAAACAAGAAAAACAGCAACAAATACATTTATAACTTATAGAATCGCATAACTTTAACTACTTAAAGAGGAAACAAAATGGCATTATTAAAAGCAGTAGATACAGACTTTGGTATTCAAGCAGAATATTGGAACATTGGAGCAGTGCAAGAGGACTTTAAAGGTAAAGGCACAGAAGTAACATTCTATGGCTACGCATCTAAAGAAGCTCGTGAAGCAGGTAAACAACCTTTATCAGCAGGCAAAGTTCAAATCGCAGGTGATGAATATGTAGCAGGTGCAGACCGTTCTGCTCTATACGCTATCATCAAACTTAAGCCTGAATTTGAAGGTGCAGTAGACGCTTAATGTTTGGCATAAGTGCATTTTCCCAAGTACCATTATCATCAGTCATTGGGATTATATATAACTCTAATGCTGATATAAATGCAAATGCAACAGTAACTGCAAGTGGAAGCAGATTATTAAATTCAGTAGCTAACATAAATGGTTTAGCTACAGTAAGTGGTAGTGCAATAAGAACAAGATTATTTACTGGTGCTATTAATGGTATAGCCACAGTAAGTTCTAATGCTAAAGTTAATTATAATGGTATAGCAAGTATAAATGCCAATGCTAATACTAATGTAAGTTATATAAGAATAAGACAAACAAATGGTTCTATAAATGGAACTGCAACAGTTAGTTCAAGTGCTATTAGATATAGATTATCTAGTGGATTTATAAATGGCACAGCAACAGTTAGTTCTAATGCAAAAGTAACATATAGTGGCAGAGGTAATATTTTATCTAATGCTACATTAACAGCATCTGCAAAAGCAAATTATCGTGGTTTTGCTTCAATTACAAGTAATGGCAATGTAGTTGTTATTAGTGAAATACTTGGTAAAAATTGGACAAACACAAATGTAGGAACAGAAACATGGGATGTACAATCTGCTGGTTCTAATACATGGACAGACGTATCAGCAGGTTCAAACACATGGAATGATGTATCAGTAGGTTCTAACACATGGACAGATGTTTCATCTGGTTCAAATACATGGTTATTAAAAGGGTAAATAATGGCAAAGACAAAAATTAGTGAATATTCATCAACAAGTGCTGGTGCTGGGTTAAACACAGACATAGCATCTATTAACATTGATGAAGGATGTGCACCATCAGGTATAAATAATGCTATTCGTGCACTTATGGCACAAGTAAAAGACTTACAGTCTGGTGCTAGTGGAGACACTATTCCTGTTGCAGCAGGTGGTACAGGCTCTACTACAGCAGCCACAGCTAGGACTGCATTATCAGCAGCAGCTAGTGGTGCTAACTCTGACATTACATCTATCACAGGTTTAACTACTGCTCTTACAGTAGCACAAGGTGGTACAGGTGCTGCTACATTAACAACTGCTTACGGTGTTTTAGCAGCAGGTACAACTGCTACTGGCTCATTACAAAATATTGGAACAGGTACTTCTGCACAAGTATTAACATCTAATGGTACAGGTGCATTACCTACATTTCAAGATGCTGCAGCGTCACCTTATGTGCTAAAGAACCGTATTATAAATGGTGCTATGGTGATAGACCAGAGAAATGCTGGTGCTAGTTATACTGCTCCAAGCGGAAGTGCATACGCTTTAGATAGAATGAATATATATTCTTCTCAAGCATCTAAATTTACAATTCAACAAAATGCAGGAAGCGTTACACCACCAACAGGATTTACTAATTATCTTGGCATAACTTCATCATCTGCATACACAGTAGGTTCGGCTGAATTATTTGTAGTAGGTCAACCAATTGAAGGATATAATACTGCTGATTTAGCTTGGGGAACTGCTAACGCTAAAACAATAACATTATTTTTTTGGGTGCGTTCAAGTTTAACTGGAACTTTTGGTGGTTCTTTACGAAATAACGCAGCAGATAGAAGTTACCCATTTTCATATACTATTTCATCAGCAAATACTTGGGAACAAAAATCAATAACTATTACTGGAGATACATCAGGAACATGGCTAACAACTAATGGTGTTGGAATATATGTTTATTTTGGTCTTGGGGTTGGCTCAACATTAAGTTCAACTGCTGGTGCATGGGCAGCAGGAAATTATTTATCATCAACAGGTGCAACATCAGTAGTAGGCACTAACGGAGCTACATGGTATGTAACAGGTGTCCAACTAGAAATAGGTTCAACAGCAACACCGTTTGAACGCAGACTTTATAATCAGGAATTGGCTAATTGTCAGCGATACTATATTCGTTATAAAAATCAATCACCATCGGGCTATGTATTGGTTGCAACAGGAAGAACTATTAATTCAACTTATGGTGACACCTTTTTTTCAACTCCAGTATCAATGCGAACAGCACCAACATTAAATTATTCAGCATTAGGCGATTTTCAAAGTGCGTATGGAACGGCAACAACTATAAGTTTTGAACAAACAGCCGCACCTTTTACAACAATGGGCATATATGTATCACCATCAACTATTGCTGGTGGCAATCAAGTGCAAATATTGCAATTTCAAAATGTAAATTTAACAACTGCTTTTATTGATTTTTCTGCGGAGTTATAAAATGTATAAATTAGTTAAAACAGGCAATGGTTACAACATTAATATTGTTGGGACAAATATTCATATTCCAATGAATCCTGACAACACAGACTACCAAGCCTACCTTAAATGGGTAAGCGAGGGCAATACGCCAGAACCAGCAGACGAATAAAGGATATAAATGGCTACCCAAAGACTACCATTTCCAGAGTGGTTACCAGACCAACCTGCTACTGCTAACGGACTAATAGATGCTACTAATGTCATACCATTAACTATAGGCTATGGTTCATTTCCTACATCTAATAATTTGTCTAATGCTGCTAGTGAATCACTAACTAATGCTATTGCTGCCAAGTTTGACACAGTAACACAGTTATTTGCAGGAGGTTCTACTAAACTATTTAAGTTTAACGGTACAACACTTGCTTTAGATAATGTATCTAAAACAGGTAATTATTCTAGCTCATCTCGTTGGAGCTTTGCACAATTTGGTAATAGAGTATTAGCATCTAATAATTCAGCTAAAATACAAGCATGGACTGTAAATAGTTCATCATTATTTGCAGACGTATCTGCTACTGCACCTATAGCTAAATTTATTACAGTAGTTCGTGACTTTGTAGTAGCTGCTAACATTAGTGGCACACCTAATAAACTACAATGGTCAGATATTAATGACGAAACTAATTGGACAAGTGGTAACGCTTCACAATCTGACTATCAGATTATAGCAGACGGTGGAAACATTACAGGCATTACAGGTGGTGAATTTGGTCTAGTATTCCTAGAACGTGCTATTGTGCGTATGTCATATATTGGCTCACCATTCTTTTTCCAGTTTGACACTATCTCTCGTGGATTGGGTTGTAATACAGCAGGTTCTGTTACTCAATACAGAAATGTATCTTATTTCCTAGCTGATGATGGATTCTACTCTTGTGACGGTACTAGCATTGTTAATATCGGTACAAACAAAGTAAACAAATATTTCTATGACACACTTAACGTATCTCAACAAGATACTATGAGTGCAGCTATAGACCCTATTAATAACCTAGTGATATGGAATTATCCTAACGCATCTGGTGGTCGTACATTGCTTATTTATAACTGGCAAGTACAAAAATGGTCATCTGCTACTACTGACGTTGATTATATTGTATCTCTTTCTAATACAGGCTACACTTTAGAAGGACTAGACATTTATGGCTCTATAGAGGCTGTTCCTGCGTCTTTAGACGATAGATTATGGGCAGGTGGTAAGTACCTATTTGGTGGAGTAGATACGACTTATGTGGTCACATTTACAGGCACTGCTGCCACAGCTACTATTACTATAGGTGATATAGAAGACGGTTATAACTCTGTAGTCAAGGTAGTTAGACCTGTAATAGATAATGGTTCTGCTACAGTACAAGTTGCAAGTAGACGATTACTTAATGGTACAATTACTTATGGTTCATCAGTTACTATGAATAGTGATGGTAGATGTCCTGTCAGAAGTGCTGGTCGTTTCCACAGGGTAAAAGTAACACCTACAGGTAACTGGACTAACGCTACATTTATAGATATAGATACAGAGCCACAAGGAACTAGATAATGCGTGATATGTACCGTAAGCTACCTTATCAGGGTGCTGAACCAAGAGCCATATCAGAGGTAGTTAATAACCTTGTAGAAGGTAAATCTAACAACACAGGTGAGGTAACTTTAGCTGTAGCTAGTGCTACTACAACAACTATTTATGATGAACGTATAGGGTATAATAGTGTTATGCTTCTTATGCCTACAACAGCTAATGCTGCTTCAGTTTTATCAACAACATACATAGGTACTACAAACAAAGGTAATGCAGTCATTACTCATACAGCTAACACAGTAGCAAATAAAACATATAAATATATTATAGTCGGATAATGCAACTTAAATACGTCAACCCAAACGAATTAAAACAAGTTTGGAATCAGATTAAACCAAGTCTAGGTGAAATATCTGCACTAGGTGGTGATTGGATTCCAGAGGATGCCTATTGTGATATTAAGGTAGGCAAGGCTCAACTATATCTAGGCATTAAAGATGGTTACTTTATAGGTTACATTATAACACAGCTTATAAATAACTCTTTTCATGTATGGGCTGCTTACAGTAGTTCACATGACATATTGTCAGAAGGTCTTAAACAGATAACTGACATTGCTAACCAGATGAACGCTAAAGAAATAACATTCAGTTCTTATCGTAAGGGTTTTGAAAAGATTGCACCTAAACTTGGATTCAGACCATATACATGGAGGTTTGAATGTTAAAGTTTTATGTAGTCCCTACAGAACATATCCAACAAACATGGGATAAAGTAGAAATCATGCTAGATAGAGCTATGGCTCATTCTGGTGGTGAGTATGACCTTGACCAACTTAAAGTATTACTTACACAGGGTAGACAAGTATTGTGTGTAGGTGCAGAAGAAGATTTAGTAATTAAATGTGCTATGACTATAGAATGGATTAATTATCCTAACGACAGGGTAGCATTTATAACAGCTATTGGTGGCAAGACAGATAAGCAAGGCTTTGGTGAATTTGAATTATGGGTTAAAGCCAATGGTGGTACAAAAATACAGGGAGCAGCATTTGAAGCAGTAGCTAGGCTTTGGAAGCGTGCTTACGGATTTGAAAACAGATATATTATAGTAGAGAAAAAATTATGATGAATTTACCTTTGAATTTTTCTGCTCCAACAGGACAGGTTCAAAATACTTATGCTAGACCTGCACAAACTAATCCTTATTTAACATCATCACAATATAGTGATATGCAGTTGCATACACCTAGTGGAATGTATTATCAAGGTGGAAAGTTTTATGAGCCATATACTGTAGGTACAAAACAAGTGCAAGTAAATAATGGAAATAATGGTTTTAGTATAGGCGGTGGTAACAATGGATTTATGGGAGCTAACAGTGGATTTGGTGGAGGTTATGGTGCATTTGGATATAATCAACCAAGATATCAAACAGTACCAGATATTATAGCAGGCTCTGTTCAATCTGGTGACCAATACTTTAAACCATTTACAGGTAACGCTACAGGTATTATTAATGGTGATTTATCTATGGCTGCTATGTTAGGTTCTCAACCTACATATCAACCACAAGGTATACCTAATAGTTTATTAAACTTTTTATCAGCACCAAATATGCAACAAACAAATAATCAGCAAAGTTCAGGAGCTGGTAGATTTTCAGGTTTACTAGGTTCACCAATAACAACTAACACACAAGGCAAATAACATGATTAATCTTAATAATTGGCTATTTAATTTAGTAGACAACTTTACTTTTTACAAGGGTGGTGGCGGTGGTGGTGGAACATCTCAAACTAACAATCAATTAGACCCAACTGTTAGACCATTTGTAGAATATGGTCTTAATGAAGCTAAAGGTCTTTACCAAACTGATACCCCACAATATTATGGTGGTCAAACTTATATTAGTCCTTCTGCACAAACACAAACAGCACTACAAGCTGCTCAAAATCGTGCATTAGGTGGTAACCCATTACTTCCTGCTGCCCAACAACAACAACAAGATGTTATCTCTGGTCAATACTTACAAAACAACCCATACTTTAACCAAGCTCTAGCAGGTGCTGCACAAGGTGCTACACAAAACTACTATGATGCTATTAAATCTGCTCAATCAGGTGCTTCTTCTGCTGGTCGTTATGGTTCTAATGTATCTGCTGATATTCAAAATCGTGCTGCTAATACATTGTCCAATACGTTAGCTAATAAGTATGGTGAACTAGCTTATCAAAATTATGCTGGTGAACGTGGTATGCAAAATCAAGCTGCACAAAATGCTCCTGCTTTAGCTAATGCTGACTATGCTGACATTCAACAACTTATGAATGTAGGTAAAACTGCTGAAGATTATCAAAAAACTGCATTACAAGCTGACATTGACAGATTTAACTTTGAACAAAATAAACCATATCAAAAACTATCTGCTTATCTTGGTGCTGCTTATGGTGCTCCTACAGGTACAGTATCACAAACTACGCAATCTGGTGGTGGTAAAATTGTATGTACTGCAATGAACCAAGCATACGGTTTTGGTTCATTCCGTCAAGCTATTTGGTTACAACATTCAGCTACAATGCCTAATGCTAAACTAATTGAAAAAGGATACCATAAACTATTCTTACCAGTGGTTGCATTTGCATTTAGTGATAAACAAACATTTGTTCGTAAACTTGTTCGTAAAGTTTCAGAACATATTGCAAGACATAGAACTGCTGACTTATGGAAAGAAATGCGTGGTAAACGTAGAGACCCATTAGGTCGTTTATATCGTGCAATCATTGAACCATTATGCTATGTGGCAGGTAAGGTAGGTAAATAATATGGGTATGCCATTATTAATAGGTGCTGGAATCGGTGCTATTGGTTCTGCTGCAATGGGTAAAAGCCCATTAACAGGTGCACTTTTAGGTGGTGCTTTAGGTGGACTTGGTGGTGCTGGAGGTCTATTTGGTGCTGCTGGAAGTGGTGCTGGTGTAAGTGGTTTAGCTGCTGCCGCACCTGCTGCTGCAACTGCTGGTGAAATTGCTATTCCAAGTGCATCATTACTTGGTGTTGGAACAACTGCATCATCCATAGGTATTCCTGCATCTGCTTTAGAGTCTGGTATAGGTATGGCTGGATTAGAAGGCGGTGCTTTATCTGCTGCTCCTACTATGGGAGTTCAATTATCTGCTGCACCTAGTTTGGGTGCTATGGATTATGGTATTGGTGCTGGAAATACATTAGCAGGTGGTCAATCTATTTACCAAGCTCCATCACTTATGGATAATTTAAGTAAATTACCATCACAAGGTTTGGACTATGTAAAAGAAAATCCATACCAATCAGCTAACATGGCTTTAAAAGCAAATGAAGCTCTTAACCCTCCATCACAACCTATGCAACCTGCTCCAGCAATGCCAATTCAACGTGGTAACTTTGACCCATCTTCTGCATTATTAAATGTAGCTCCTAATATGGGTATGTCACGAGAAGAAATGTTACGTTCTAAAGCTGGACAATATGCTTCTGCTGCACACTTAACAGACCAAGATAGACGCAAAATTGGTGATTTTTACACCTCATTAATAGGATAATATTATGGCATTTTTAGACAGTTTTACAAATCCACTTGAAGGTATGAATGTATTTGGTGCAAGAGCACCTAGTTACATGGATAGTTTATTAGACCCTGCTACTTTAGAAAAAGTAAAGCAACAATCTCTTGTACAAGGGCTTCTAGGAACTGCAGCAACCTATCTAGCACAGCCTAAAAACCAAAGATATGGTTCAGCCTTGCCTTATCTTGGTAAAGCGTTTCTAGGTGGTATGCAACAATCTCAAGGTGTATATGACCAAGCTACTCAAGAAGCTATGATGAAACAAAAACTTGACCAAGCTAAATTACAACAAGAATATATTAATAAATATGCTGCAGAAAATCCTCAACTTGGTGGTGTATTAAAAGCATTTCCAGAGGCTGCTCCAAAAATACTTGAGCAACAATATAAGCCAGAAGATTTACCATCTAGCGTTAAAGAATTTCAATATGCTGTTAAAAATGATGGATATAAAGGTACATACGCAGATTTTGTTAAAGAACAAAAACGTGCAGGTGCTACTAATGTTAATGTTGGTGGTGAATCTTTTTCTAAAGAGTTTGGTAAAGGTGTTGCTAGCAATGTTCAAACTACATACGAAGGTGCTCAAGCAGCTCAAAATACTATTGCTAAAATACAAGATATTAGACCTTTAATTAAAGAGGGTGTATATGCTGGACCATTAAGCAAACAACAACAACTTATTACTCAAATTGGTACTAAACTTGGTGTTGCAAGTCCAGACGCTACAGAAACTCTTAAACGAACAGCAGAAACTATGCAAGGTTTAGCACAGTTTGAACTTAATGCTGCTGCTCAAATGAAAGGTCAAGGAGCAATCACAGAAAATGAACGTATGCTTATTCAGCGTGCTGCAGGTGGTAGACTTGATAATTTTACTGCACCAGAAATGGATTCATTGCTTAATGCTCTTGAAAAAACTAGTAAATATAAAATTAAAGCACATGAAACTAATTTGGAAAGACTTAAAAAAACTCCAGAAGCATCTCAATTTTCAGAATATTATAAATTACCTCCTATGCCAGAAGCTCCAAAACCAATTGCTCCTGTTGCAGGCAGAACTAGACAAGACATTTTAAAACAATATGGATTTTAATAATGGATAAACAACAATTAGAAGATGCTTTAGTAAATGCACACCAAAATGGTGATTTTGAAGCTGCTCAATTATTTGCTACAGAATTAAAAGCATATAAAGAACCATCATTCATGTCTAAAATGGCTCGTGAAGCCAATATATTAGTTCGTGGAGCTGCTGTTCCTGTTACTGGTGCTATAGGTGGAGGATTAGTTGCTGGACCTGCTGGTGCTGTTGCTGGTTCTCTTGCATTGCCTGCTGCAGAATTAGTAGCTAAAGGTTTAAACTTAACAGGTCTTAATGTAGGTTCTCCAACACAAAAAGTAGAAAGTTTTTTGACTAAAGCTGGTTTTCCAGAACCATCATCTACAGGTGAAAGAGCTTTACAAACTGCAGGTAGTGCATTAGGTGGAGTAGGTGGTCAAATAGGTGCATTACAAAAATTAGGTACTACTGCACAATCAGAATTTGGTCGTGGATTAGCTAAAACATTATCACAATCACCTGAAAGACAATTACTTGCTGCTGCACCAAGTGCTGCATCTGGTCAATATGTATCAGAAAAAACAGGTAGTCCATTATTAGGTATGTTAGCAAGTGTCGGTACTGCTGCACCATTTGCTATTGGTGCTAAACCATTAGAGTCTGTTAAAGTTCCTACAATAGAAGAATTAAAATCACAAGCTGGACAACAATATAAATTTGCAGAAGAAGCAGGTGCAGTATTTAAGAAAAATTCATTTAACAAATTTGCAAGTAATTTAGAATCTGATTTAGTTAAAGAAGGTGTTGATAAAACATTACATCCTAAAGTTATAGCTGCATTAGAAAGAATTAAAGATGTAAAAGGCAATGATGTTACTTTAGAAAAAATGGATATTTTACGCAAGATTGGTCAATCATCTGCTGCAAGTATAGACCCTTCTGAAAGAAGATTAGGTTCTATTTTAGTAGATAAATTAGATAATTTTGTAGAAGGTGTTAGTACAAAAGATTTAAAAGCTGGAACTACAGAAGCTATTGATGCTTTAAAAACAGGTCGTGAATTATGGAAACGTGCTAAAAAAACTGAAATATTAGATGATATATTTAATAGTGCAGATTTAAGAGCTGAAGCTAATTACTCACAATCTGGTATGGAAAACGCATTAAGACGCAAACTTGTAAATCTTGCTGATAATGCTAAAAAAATGCGTGCTTTTACACCTACAGAACAAAATGCTATTCGTGCTACTGCTAAAGGTGGAAGCATACAAAATGTATTACGTTGGGCAGGTAAATTAAGTCCTAGTAGTGTTATTGCTGCTGGTGGTGCTGGATATATTGGCTCATCATTATTTGGTCCAGCAGGTGCTGTTATTGCTCCTGCAGCAGGTTTAGCAGCTAAATATGGTGCTACTAAAATAGGATTAAGTAATTTTAAAAACCTAGAAGATATGTTGAAATTAGGTTTTATCCCAGAACAACCTATTTCGCCTTATACAACATTATCAACAAGAGGTGTCGCTTCAACTATGCCTAGTTTACTTGGCAATCAACAATAGAAAGTTAATCAATGAGCAACGAAATTGACCCAATACAATACGGACAACTTATAGCCCAAGTGCAAAACCTACAAGATAAGGTAGATAGCATGGAAACAGATATAAAGTCGCTCCTAGAGCTTGCAAATAAGTCTAAAGGTGGCTTCTGGGCAGGAATGGCTATTGCCTCTGCTATCGGTGGCTTTATAACATTTGTAACTAATCATTGGTTAGGTAGATGAAAGTCCTTGCTTACTTTACAGTTTTAGTAATATTTTGGTTATTCTTAATTGATACGCCTTATGCTAAAGACCTTGTAAAAGAAATGGTTATGGTTACAGAAGCAGGTGAAATAGTATTAACTACAGAAGAGTGTGTCTTTAAAAAAGAAGGCTTACAAGGTTACGACTATGCTGCCTACGCAACTGACAAAGGTCATCCTAACCATGAAGGTTGCTGGAAGTCTGATAGTTATGAAGGTAAGCACGCAGTATTTATATTCTTTCCAGAGATAAACCAAACAGCAGTATTTGACGCTAAACTATTTCATCCTAAAGCTACTATATGACATTCATCACAGAGAACAACATTGCCAATCTTTATTCGGCTTTGATAGAGTTCCCTGTATTTGACGAGTATAAGTTACCCCCATCATCCAAAGTAGATTTTGTTATAGTTAATGACCCAGAAATGTATGGTCAGTATGAGCCTCCAGAACAAGGTGAGACTCATGTTATTACAATAAGCACAGCTAAATGCAGTCATCTTGATACCGTTATGAAAACACTATGCCATGAAATTATACATATGTGTATTTATTTAGAAACACCTAAAACAGAAAAATATACTAGCCACAAAGGTTTATTCTTAAAACTACAAAAACGTGTTGCTAATCATCTTGGCTTTGACCCAAAGGAATTATAATGGATTTAACAGAACTTTTAAAGAATATAAATTTATTAGCTCCACCAAGAGCATCTATAGGTAATGATAATTTAAATGTTAATGCTTATACTAATCCAACATTAGGTGCTAATGCTAATGCAACACAACCTACTGATATGGGTTTATTAAGTGCTACTATAGGTAAAAATATTAATGAGCCATCATATAAAGATGTAGCTTTAAATAGAGAAAATATGCGTTATGGAGTTACAAAACAAGCAAGTGATACTGCACCATATGCACAATACACAGACCCAAATATTATAGTAAGAGCTATGGGAGGCAATAACCCAAATGTGCAAGGCAACTACATGACTGATTTAATGGGTGGTAAAGCTAGTGTAGGTGGTCAATATGACGCATCTGGACTATCTGCAATGGCAGCATATCAAAAGAAATTAGCAGACGATTGGCTATTAAATACTTATTTACAAGCTAACCCTTATGCACATTCAGCAAATGTTACAATAGGTAAAAACTTTTAAGGAGTTACAATGTTTGGTTCAATCATATCTTTAATTTTACCAGCCCTAGTCCCAGCATTTGCTGATGGTGCTAGAGGTCTTATAGCCAAGTTTACAGGTGGTGCAGGTGGACAACCACAGAACATGACAGAACGTATAGAGCTTATGAAAGCAGAAGCTGAAAAACTACAGGCTTTAGCTGCATTAGATAACCCAACTGGTGAACCTTCTAAATGGATTATAGACCTTCGTGCTTCATTCAGATATATTATTATTAGTGCCATCATGTTATTTACTGCTGTTGTGGTATTTAATCCAGATGTTGTTGGTGCGTCTGTAGTAGCAGTATTCCTTGACATGACTGGAGCTTGTATGTCTTTTGTTATTGGCGAAAGAATGTACTTGACACTTAAAAAATGATTGTATTAAACATATTAAACTTTATCGGTTTATCTATACTTAAATTACTCGTAGTAGGAATGTTATTCTTGGCTATGGGTATGTCCCTTGTATTCCTATCTGTTATGGAATATCTCACAAAAGCATTAAATTATCTAAACGATATCTATGAAAATCAAAATTAAGCGTTACGAATTTAAAGACACATACACAGTAGGTCGTATGTATATCAATGATGTTTATTTCTGCTATACCCTTGAAGATAAGGTTAGAGAAGGAGCAAAAGTAGATGGACAAACAGCTATTCCTAATGGCACTTACTCTGTCATTATTGATGTTTCTACTCGTTTTGGTAAGCAACTTCCCCATATACTAGATGTTCCTAATTTTACAGGTGTAAGAATACACTCTGGTAATACATCTAAAGACACAGAAGGATGTATCTTGCTAGGTCATACATACGCAGGTAAAGACTTCATAGGTAATTCTAAATTAGCGTTTGATGTATTCTTTAATAAACTGCAAGAATCTAAAACATCAACCATTGAAATATGCTAGAGTATTTAATCTGTGATGTGCTATGTGCATTAGACCATTTAAAGTATGTATTACTATTTTTATGTGTATTTATCGTATATAATAAAATATGACAAAAACATGCAAAATATGTTTAACAGAAAAAAATCAATCTGAATTTTATTATGGAACATTAACTTGTAAACCATGTTATAACAAAAAATCTATAGTATGGACTAAAGCCAATCCAGATAAGGTAAAGGCTTCTAGGCGTAAATCTAAATTAAAAGATAAATACGGTATTTCTATAGAAGATTATGATACAATGTATGCAGAGCAAAATGGTGTTTGTTACATCTGCAGCAAAGAACATTTACGTAGACCTTTAAACGTAGACCATTGTCATAAAACAGGTAAAGTAAGAAAATTACTTTGTGATAAATGTAATATGGCTTTAGGTTTAATAGATGACTCCATTGTGCTTTTAGATAAAATGAAACAATATTTAAAAGACAATTAACAAGGAGAATATCATCAAGATTTTACTCATAGATATAGAAACAAGTCCTTTAACTGCACACTGCTGGGGATTGTTTGACCAAAACATTTCAATAAATCAAGTATTAGAATCATCTTATACGCTTTGTTATTCAGCTAAATGGTACGGTGAATCTAAAATCATGTTTGATTCCATTCACAAGACTTCTAAAGAACACATGCTACAAAGTGTTCATGCCCTTTTAAACGAATCTGACGCAGTCGTACATTATAATGGCAGTCGCTTTGATATTCCAGTCCTTAATAAAGACTTTTTACTCTCTGGCATGCCTCCTCCTGCACCATCAAAACAAATTGACTTATTGCAAGTAGCTCGTAGACAGTTTAGGTTTGTATCTAACAAACTAGATTTTGTATCGCAACAATTAGGATTAGGTCAAAAGACTAATCACGAAGGTCATACATTGTGGGTTAAATGTATGAATGGTGACCGTAAAGCGTGGAAGACAATGGAAGAATACAATAAGAATGATGTTATATTACTTGAGAAAGTCTATGATAAGTTTAAAGGTTGGATTAAACAACATCCAAATCATAATGCGTATTCTACAAATTTATGCTGCCCTAATTGCGCATCACGCAAATTAAATTCAAGAGGTACACAAAGAAGTAGGACTGCTATATACCAAAGATTCCAATGTCAAGATTGTGGGTCGTGGGCAAGGTCTGTTAAGTCAGAGAAGATTGCCAAAGACTCTGTAGTAACCATTTAAGGATTATATGTCACTAACACCTCAACAAATAGTTAATCACATGGTAGGTAAAACAATCTTATCATGTGAGTTAGATTACGAAGATAACCTTATCATACTAGAAATAGATGATGGAAGTTATATAGAGATAGCTGGTGAAGACTTATCTATCTATGCAGAGATACCACAGTTAGACGATTGATACCAAGCATCAATAAAGTCTTTTAATCCTTCTATACCATTACCAAGTATTACAAGTTTGTCTTGGGTAACCTTATAAAAGCTATCTACTTCAGTTCCTATATTGTCACTATATCCATTTATAACCACTACAGTAAACTTATCTTGGTCTGCTAATGCTTTTAAGAGTATCTTTTGACCTAAAGATATTTCCTCATTTGTGCGTTTCCACTCACCTACAAGAAAATTTCCATGTCTTTCAAAAACCATGTCAATATTAGATGGCATGGCTTTTGGATTATCTAATATAACACCTCTTAAAAAACCAAAGTCCGTATGACTAGCATAAGAGTTACGCATTGCATTAGACACAAATAATCATATCCTTACCTGTAGTGCATACTGTTACAGTACCGTCAGGTGCAAAGATAGTGGTTGTATCAGCTAAAACACTTTCTGTTCCCCATATAGCTAATGCAGCCATTACAACAATAAATAGCCAGTAGATTTTATTCATCATCAATTCTCCCTAACATAGCTTCTAGTTCTGGTGGATTAGCAACTAATTCTTCTTTAGTAGCTTCTAATAATTTGTTCTTATACCAATCAGACTTTTCCAAGTCTTGCTCTGGATGGTCTTTAAACGGATAGCGTAAGTCATACTTCAACTTACATCCCTTAAGATACCCAATATACTCTTCTTTACTTAAACGACTTTTAATAATATCTATTGCTTGAATGCCTCCCACCAAATAATGTGGAGGGTTATTAACTAAATCAACCATTCTTATCCCCTTATAAAAAATAAATCAATTAATTGATACATTCCGTAAACGAACCATATCATTGAGAATACTACCATAAAATATATAATATAATCAATTACTTTTAATATCCTATCCATTTACCATACTCCCTTCCTACAGTTACAGATACATAGTTTCTATTCTTAAAGCGTTTATCTAGTTCATTATTATAAGTCCATTTAGGTAAAGTAAAATATCCTTGACTCTCTAAATACTTTAACCTAACCCTATTAGTAACACATCCTTGCACAATATCTTTAATACTGCAATTAGGATGTTCTTGTATAAAATTCACAATAAATTTTGCTTGTCTTTGGTCATCTAACTTTGTATACATTATACTAATCTCCCACTATATTGATAAGTTCCTGTATGGACTAACTGTGCCCATGCAGCTCCCCATACCTTAATGCCATTGTCCCTAGCTAGTTTACAGAAATGATAATCTTCTGACAATAGTTTTTTTTCTTCATCAATGCTAGTGGCAAAATATTCTACTATTTCATCACCTAAATCAGAATTGTTAGTAGTATCATTCATGTTATGAATATATTTAGGACACTTATCCTTTAACTTATTAAAGACATCACGCTTAATTACCATAAATCCTGTACCACCATGTTTAATCTCAAAAGGCTTATCTAATGGAACAAGTTGTTCTTTTAAATCACCTACCATGTTGACTACATATTCACCTGTAAAATATTTTAATTGATTTTCTGGCACATTCTTTTTAATAGCAAATGCTAGTGAGCCAAAGTTAATTTCTTTTTTAGGGTAAAGACCACAAATAATATCTACATCTGAATCAATCATCTTGAATAAATGCTCTGGATTAAAGTGAATATCAGCATCAATAAATATCATGTGAGTGCAATCTGACTTTAAAAAGTCATTGACTAATGTATTGCGACCACGAGTAATAAGACTTTCGTTGTATAGGAATGAAAAGTAAGCATCTATGTCTTTAGCAATAAGATGTGCCTGTAGGCTTAATATAGACTCCATATAAGTTCCATAACAAAGACCACCATACATAGGTGTTGCTATAAATAAATTAGGTTTAGAGTCCATTATTAGCTTCCGTTAATCTTTTAGAATTGTATTTTTTTACATTAGTTACTTTAGTAATATTTTTAGTATCTGCTATCAATGGTGTTACTGTAACATTGTGCATACTAGATTTTATTTGATTAAACCATGAAAGTTCAAAAGGTTCAAATCTTGATATTGTTGATGATATAAGCTTTCCTTTGCTATTAAATTCTTCTATAAGCCACGCTAACGGTTTCATTTTTTATCCCACCATTTTAAATATATTAAATATATTAAATATCCTATAGCACACAAAATTACTATTGGTATTATTTCAATTAATGCTGCTATATCTTCTGCTAACCAAAATTTTATATATTCAATCATCAGTAAAATACCATCCTTCCTATTTTTGTTTTTTTGCGTTTACCAAACCATTGAGCTTTTGGCGTAATAGAATCATCATGGAAATATAAAGCATCTGCAACTGGGTTAGTATGTTTATTAAAAATAATCGTATCAATAACCAAAAGTTTAGTTTCCAAATACGCCCTTTCATCAACTTTCCTATGACTTTCATCTGTAACCCCAATGAACTGACCAGAAGCATAAACAACAGAGCATACATCACGACCCCAACGACCATCACGAACCCTATTACGTATAACATTTATAATACCAATCCTTTCTTGTATGTTATGAGAACCCTCATGGTAAACACCTTGGGCATAACATGATATAGCCAATTCCAAATTTGACATATCCATGCTAAAGATGCTCCTAGAAAGGAACATCTCCGTCATCTTCATTTACAGGTTTACTAGCACCAGCAGAGTTATTATCTTTTAACTGCACAGAACCACTAATAAACTTACCTTTAGCACTTTCACGAATCCAACCACTAATTCTAAATTCAATACCATCTACATTAGCAGTGCCTGTGTAGTCTGGTCGTTTAGGATTATCACCTTTATCATTTTTAAATAATGCAAAGGTATTAGTATTATCATATTCAGCCATCTTATTGCTCCTTAAGTTTAATAATTGTTTCGTCTACTTCATCTAAAAACTTTATTACTTCTGTTTCTAGTTCCTTAATATACTCATCATCTCTATCAACCCTAGATACGAACAATTGCAAGTCTACAGGAAAATTAGGATTATAGCTAACGAAATCTACCCATTTAGCATTAGTACAAGCCATTTGCCATTGTATCTGTGGAATGTATTTACTAGGTACAGACTTACTCATAAGCGTATTAGTGTGAGTAGTTTCTATAGGGCATTTGATTTCAATGAGCCCTGCATACTTACCTTCTTCTTCTGACTCAACTGCACCGTCTGGACTAGCACCGCTATTTGCAATAATAGGATGGTCAAAGAATCCTACTTCTACTACAGATACCCCCCTAGATTGCACATAAAGCTCCCTAGCAGCACTTTCTCGTTCAATACCATCTAACATAGCTTGATTAACAAAGCTATCCCCCTTTTTTCCTGTAATGCGTTCTGATACTAATTGGACAAGATAATTTTGACGAGATGTTGACACACCTGTTTTGGTCTTGGCAATCACATCCGATATTCTGGATGCGGTTACCTTACCTAATCGTTGTTGAAACCACTCTTCTGTGCGTTGTTCAATCATAGAAAGTCCTTGTTAGATACTGCTTTTAGAGTTGGTTGTTCTGACTCTGGAATATCCTCACCACTATAGATATATAAACCAATACCATGTAATGCAATAGCTTTAGCTAAACATCTTTGCATGGCTGTATTAACTGCCATAGCATCTGGGTTAGGAATAGCTTGGTTTCTAAAGTTAAGCACAGGTAATTGTGCAGTCATAGACTTACCAAACGCATGAACTGTGCAAAATACCATAAGAGTTTCACCAAACTGTTTAGGCTCACCATATCCCCATGAAGCAGTTGGGTCTTGTTGTAGAAGAGTATCCACAGCCCAAGCCCATGATAAGTATGATAGACCATTCTTTTTTTCAATGTGGTCAGATACATTAATCTTGCGTAAATCGTTATAGTTCATCTTGCTCTCCGTTTGTTGTTCTAGTTGATGTAGTTCCATCATTACTTGGTCGTAGTGTTGTTGCTGTGACATTTGCTCTCTCCCATTTGTCGTTATCTAATTTTAATTCTTCGTTTAATTCTTTTAAAATCTTTGCTATGTGTTCTAAACCATTCGCCATATTATATACCCCCAAAATATAAAAAGAAAGAACCATAAGTATTTAGTCATCATGTTTCTCCTGTTGGTCTAGTTTATATTGAGCTTCTTTTTCTTGTTCGTCAAGTCTTTCCATATCATCTAAATAAGCATCTGGGTCTAAATGTCTTTCCATTATATTGCTCCTTCTATTTTACCAATGATATAAAGGCATAATGCTACCCAACACCAAAACGCTACTGCTGTCACAATCATAGTCTTAATACTCATCTTTTCTCTCCTAAAAGTTAAATACTACAATGCCTATCTTAATGATATAAAATACCATGTCAAGCATTTTTATATAATAATTATATAAAAAATATGTTTGCATTTGATAATATATTATGGTAATTTGTACTAGTAACAGAATTATATGAAGAATGTCTATTTTAAGGAAAGAATATGAGAATTAAGAATTGGGATAAATTTCAGCATTTTAAGCATAAAAGTGATATGAAATGGTTTAAATGTTATGGTCGTGATTTATTAAATGACCCTGATTTTATGAAAATGGATGATGTAAAACAAGCCACTTTATTTAAACTTTGGTGTCTAGCTTCTGAAGGCAATGGCGTAATAGGAATGATTCCTGATATCGCTTTTAGATTAAGAAAACCTATTGCGTTTGTAGAGAAAATCCTAAAGGAATTAGATACTTGGATAATTACAGATGAAAAATTATATAACGATTATATAACAGATAAGAGTAAGATAAGATTAGATATAGATAAGATTATAAAGACCACAGTGCGTTTTTCAGAGTTCTGGGATTTATACCCAAATGTCCGTAAAAATAATAAAAAGGGTTGTTTAGAAAAATGGGAAGCAAAAGACCTTGACTTGATAGCTGATAAAGTTATAGGATATGTTAAGATGATGAAAGAAACTAAACAATGGAAGGAAGGATTTGTTCCAGCACCTATGACATTATTAAATCAAGAGAGATGGGATGATGGGAATGTAACTCATATCCGTAAAGTTTGGGAAGGTGGCATCTAATGAATTTAGGAGAGGTCATTGATAAGCTAACCGTAAGTCAATCAACTGTACAAGAATTTTATAACGAGGGGTATGGTCATGCGGAGTTTAAGGTTAAAAGTACGGATACATTTACTAATGATTTGGTCAAGTATTTTGGTGAAGAAATTCATAGTGGTAAATCTCTTGGATGGCTTAAGACGGAAGATAAGTTTCGTGTTAGGAAAGCCGAACTAACAGTTCTCACAGGAGTATCTGGTCATGGTAAATCTATGTGGCTATCACAAGTTATATTGGCAATGATGACACAAGGAACTAAATGTTTAATAGCGTCTTTAGAAATGCGACCTGTATTAACTTTATCTCGTATGCTTATACAAACTTTAGGTTCTCCAGAGCCTACAGATTCTTACATAAATCAGTGGGGAGATAGAGCAAAGGATAAACTTTTTCTTTATGACCAGTTAGGAACGACTACATCTGAAGATATGTTTGCAACTCTTTACTATGGTAAGCACGTTCTTGGTTGTGAAGTATTTGTGATTGATAGTCTTATGAAGATGTCAGACATAAGTGAAGAGTCTTTAGAGAAACAGAAATTGTTTTTAGATAGACTTGCAGTAACTTGTCGTGATTTGTCAATCCATGTTTTTTTAGTAGCACATACAAGAAAAATGAAATCGGAAGACGAAATTCCAGACGCTACAAATATTATGGGAAGTTCACACATAAGAAACTTGACAGACAATGTTATATGTGTATGGAGAAATCGTGCTAAAGAAAAACTTGTAGAAGAAGGTAAGACTTCTGATGAAGAGCTAAAGATAATTCCAGATGCAAAGGTGTTTGTACAAAAGCAGCGTAATAGTCAGTGGGAGGGTAGTTTTAATTTCTGGTACGACCAAAAAGGTCTTAAATACAAGGAGAGTCCAAATGCAAGGTAAAGATACAATAAATGATTTTTTAAAAGCTATACAAAAGCATTTTGGTGAAGTAGAATATAAAATAACAACAATAGATGGTGTTACATTCAGAAAAACAAAGGGGTGGAGAGATGATAAAGTGGTCGCTAACGAAAGACAACTTGCCAATGTTAGTGGAGAAGTTAAAAGCACTTGACTTTACTCATAGATGGAGAGTAACAGTCACAGATGCTAAACTTAACCGTAGTAACGAGCAAAATTTACGCCTGTGGGAATTATATACAAGCATTGGAAATCATTTAGGTATTGAAAAAGATAAGATACACGAACTTATGGGGTATAAGTTTTTGCGTTACCAAACTGAAATAGCAGGTATGCCTGTAGAGCTTATAAAATCTACTACTAAACTTACTACAAGTGAAATGGCAGATTATCAATTAAATATTGAAGTGTTTGGTCAGACGGTTGGCTGGGGATGGGATGAATGAACTATAGAAATCCTAAACTTCTCAAACTGGCTAAAGATGCACCATGTGTTTTGTGTGGCAGTAATGACGGAACTGTGGTAGCCTGTCATAGTAATCAACTGCGTGATAAAAAAGGCACTGGAATTAAAAGTCACGATTTCCGCATCTGTTACTGCTGCCACAAACACCATGTTATGATGGATAGCAGTAATGAGTTAAGTAGAGAAGAACGTATTACATTATGGGAAGAAGCTCATAGACGTACTATAGGATGGTTATTTGAAAACGGACATTTGGAGGTAAAATAAATGGGTAAAGGTTCTGGAAGAAGACCATTATTAATTTCTGAAAAAAAAGCACAAGATAATTGGGATAAGATATTTAAAAAGAAAAAGAATAGTGATGATGTATCACCACACGCTTATGAATACGAACTTAATAAGTCTACTGGTGAAGTGCAAAAAAGATTTACAGACGGAATATCTAAACCTAACGAAAGTCAATTTAATGGCAATTAGCCCAACGCAGTTAAGTCTTAAAAAATTACGAGAAGAAGGTTACACCGTAGCAGTAGTAGAACACTGGAACGCATTTGCTAGAATACGTCAAGACCTATTTGGTTTTATTGACCTATTAGCTCTTAAGGGTAAAGAAGTTCTTGCTGTACAAACAACAACTACTACTAACATGAACGCTAGGATTAAAAAAATAGCAGACCATGAGAATGTAGGTGTAGTTCGTGATGCAGGTTGGACTATCCATGTGCATGGTTGGAGTCAGAACGATAAGAAAAAGTGGCAATGTAAAGTAAAAGATGTATCCTAGTAGAGAACAAATAAATAATGAACGCAAACAATTTCTAAAGCAAAAAATAATGGAATTGATTGGTGATGATATGAAAACTTCAGTGCAATTAGCTAAAATGATTGGAGTTGAAAGGTATCATCTTAAATACGCACTTATGGATTTAGAGGCAGAAGGATTATTGCACCATGAGCCCAGAGGTAGTAAATTATATCTATACTACAAACCTAAACGACATCCATTAGATGAAATCTTTAATCACAATTTAAACATCCCACAAGAGTTAATCAAAGAAAGCCATGTATATACCGAAAAAGATACCAAGCATAATCTACGACATAATGTGACATTAGATTCATTTGGTAGTAGTGGCATAGATAGCGAAGGGTTAGGAATAGGAACATGACACAAGAAGATATTATTGCTATATACAAAAAAGTATTTCCAACAGGTTATGAGCCAGTTAGCGTAGAACGTATGATAAGGTTTGCAAGACTGATAGAGGAAAAAGTTAAGCATGATTAGTATGGAACGCTTACTATCAATCCTAGATGATTGGAAACTATACATGAGGTCATCTAACCACAGACTTGGTTATCCTAGCAAGTCATTAGGGATGTCATCTGGAGGCGAGTCTACTACTGACGAATTTGAACACATGGTCAGTGCTATGGATAAACAAAATGTAAGAACCATAGACGCAATCATACATAGCCTTGATAAAGGACAGCAAGAAGCCATATACGCTAAATACTTGGGAGCTAAACCTCCACTTGCCTTTTATTGGCAATTAGACATGGCATACGACAATTTACTTACCATTAGTTCACGCAGGATAAACGCATAATCACTAGACCTAATATAGTGACTTGTGGTATAATACCAGCTATGTGGGCAGAGCCTACCCAAAAAAAACGTAATCCCTCCAAAACCCTGCTTATAACTCTCTCCATAAGTGGGGTTTTACTTTTATATGACAATATCTGTAGCAATATGCACTACCTGTGGCGAAGCATTTGACCGCACAGAGTATTCCCTTTGCAACGATTGCAGATATGACAAGACTTATATCAAGCTAGACAAAGAACCTATACAGGATAAAGAGCATGGAACAATCATTCAAAACAGAAGTGAGTAAAGATAAAGTAGCAAGTATATTTGCACTTATGTTACTTCACGAAGTTACTAATGCTCATTTATTGCACTGGGCAAGTAACTCTTTTTCAGAGCACGTTACATTAGGTGAGTTCTACGATAACCTAACAGAAAAAACAGATATGTATGTAGAAGCATACATGGGTAAATACGGACAACTTAAAATTGAAGGTTACCCAGAAGTATATTCATTACCTAAAACAGATTCTGTAGCCCAATTAGAAGAACTGTCGCATAATGTTGAAGAGTTAAGAGCAAAACTACCACAAGATACAGAACTACAAAACTTGGTAGACGAAATAGCAGACCTAATTGATTCAACTCTTTATAAACTACGTTATTTAAAATAAGGAAATAATATGGCAATGTCAAAACCAAAAGCAAAACCAGCTAAAATGGCTAAAGTAGGTAAAGTAATGAAAGAATTTGGTGCAGGTAAATTGCACTCTGGTTCTAAAAAAGGTCCAGTAGTTAAATCACAAAAGCAAGCTGTAGCTATTGCATTATCAGAAGCTGGTATGAGCAAAAAGAAAAAAGGCATGAAAAGTGGCTACTAAACAAGGTCTTTACGCTAATATCGCTGCAAAGAAAGCTAGAATCAAAGCTGGCTCTGGTGAGAAGATGCGTAAGGTAGGCACTAAAGGTGCTCCTACTGCTATGGCATTTAAACAATCAGCAAAGACAGCTAAAAAGAAATGAGTGGAGCTTGGCAAAAGAAAGAAGGCAAGAACCCTAAAGGTGGACTTAATGCCAAAGGTCGTGCATCTTACAATAAAGAAACAGGTGGTCATTTAAAAGCACCTGTAAAGTCTGGTGATAATCCTAGACGTGCATCATTCCTAGCTCGTATGGGAAATATGAAAGGTGCAGAACATAAACCCAATGGTGAGCCAACAAGATTATTATTATCTTTAAAGGCTTGGGGTGCGTCATCTAAATCAGATGCCAAAGCAAAAGCTAAAACTATTTCAGCAAGGAATAAAAAGAAATGAAATGTCCTATAGCCACACATGATATTTTACTTAATCTCAAGCATAGAGATTGGGCATTTAAGAACGTAGGCTATGGTCCAGTAAACCCAGACATAGAAGATAAAGTATTTTGGGCTAAACGTGCAGATGAATGGGCAACTACTCCAGAGATTGCTAAACAATCACGCTGTGGTAATTGTTCTGCCTTTATACAAACACCAGAGATGATGGATTGTATTGTTAATGGTGTAGCAGGTGATGAACCTGTAAATGAATCTTATGCACCAGAAGTGATTGCTTCTGCTGAACTAGGATACTGTGAGTTATTTGACTTCAAGTGTGCAGCAGATAGAACTTGTTCTGCATGGCTAGTAGGTGGTCCGATTAAAACACCACTCACATCAGCACAGAAGAAGATGCTTATGATGGCTAAATTTGAAAACGGTAATAAAGAAAACGATACTAACGAATATAATACAGGGGAATAGTAATGAGCATTATTAGATTTGATGACAATAGAAATCCAATAGAAGTATACTCACCAAGTACATCACAAGTATTTTCAGTAGGTAATACGACAGCAGCTTCAACAGCATTTGGTACAGGAACAACTTTAGTAAGAGTTTCTTGTTCACTTGGTCATTGCCATGTTTCATTTGGTGCAACACCAACAGCATCAATTACAACAAGCATGATGATTCCTACAAACTCTGTAGGTATATTTAAAGTTAATGCAGGTGATAAGATTGCATACATTAAAGATGCAACTGTAGCAGCTTCAACACTTTGCGTAACAGAACTAGCATAACATTCAATAACAAAGGTAATGACCCAGCAATGGAGTTACAACATGGAAGAAACAACAAATAAAGTCGGTGCACCGCTAGGAAATAAAAACTCTATTAAATCCAATAGGTTATGGGCGGAAACAATTCGTAGAGCTGTAGTGCAAGATGATGCTCAACGATTAAGACAAATAGCCGAAGCATTGCTTATAAAAGCATCTGAAGGCGATATGACTGCTATTAAAGAGTTAGGTGACAGATTAGACGGTAAAGCCTTACAAGAGAATAAAGTAACTGGCGATTCAGATGAACCAGTTATTATTAAGATTGTAACAGGCATTGAGTAATGTTCTAAATACTGGGTATGAACCCAGAGAACCACAGAAGTTGATTCACCAAATGGTGAAGGACAACAGGTTCACAGTAGTGGTTGCTCATAGACGTATGGGTAAGACTGTATCAGCCATAAATCAACTGGTACATTCAGCACTACTGTGTGATAAACCTAGTCCAAGACTAGCTTATATAGCACCTACATACGCACAGTGTAAGCGTATAGCATGGGATTACTTGCTAACCTATACTAGACCATTAGGTGCAATAGCAAATATAGCAGAGTTAAGAGTAGACTTCATGGGCAGGCGTATATCTTTATACGGTGCTGATAACCCAGACTCATTACGAGGTATCTATTTAGACGGTGTTGTGATTGACGAGATTGGGGATATTAACCCTACCATATTTAGTGAAGTCGTTAGACCTGCATTAGCTGACCGATTAGGTTGGGCAATGTTTATAGGAACGCCTAAAGGAAATAACCACTTTAAAGACTTACGAGATAGAGCAGACAAAGGCAATGATAGCTGGAAACTGCTAGAGTTTAAAGCAAGTGATACAAAGTTACTAGACCCACAAGAGTTAGCATCTGCTAGAAATGAAATGGGTGATGACAAGTATCAACAAGAATTTGAATGTTCATTTAATGCCGCAGTAGAAGGTTCATACTACGGACAAATGATAAACGATTTAGAAGCCAAGAATCAGATTACTACCATCCCTAGAGAAACTCTCTCAAAAACGTATTGTGCATGGGACTTGGGTATGTCTGATTCAACAGCTATTTGGGTAGCACAAGTCGTAGGTAAAGAAATAAGACTTGTAGACTTTTATGAGAATCATGGACAAGGATTAGATACTTATGTTAATTGGCTTCGTGATAATGAATGGAGTGATGCAGTTCAACTTCTACCTCATGACGTGGTAGTAAGAGAATTAGGCACAGGAAAGTCAAGACAAGAAATGCTTGAAGAAGCAGGGCTAGAGATAACAGTAGTAAAGAAACTACCAGTAGCAGACGGAATACAAGCAGTACGCAGAATATTACCACGCTGCTGGTTTGATAAGAATGTAAAGCAAGGATTAGATGCACTACGTAATTATAGACGTAACTATGATGAAAAGCGTAATGTATTCTTTGACTCACCTTTGCACGATTGGTGTTCCCATGCTAGTGACGCATTTAGATACCTTGCAGTAGGATTAGATGAGTCTGATAATAGCTGGGGTCAACCCTTACAAATTAATAATTCATGGATAGTATAACAATGGCAAATGTAAAAAAATCTGGCTACATAATGGATGAAGGCAAACTTAAAGCCATTCTGGATTCTGAAATCTGGAGTGCGTTAGGTTATATCCAATCTGAAACTACACATGAAAGACAACAAGCACTTGAGTACTATCTACGCAGACCATATGGCAATGAAGTAGAAGGTAAGTCACAGATTGTTACTGGTGAAGTAGCAGAGGCTGTAGACGGTGCATTACCACAACTTATTCGTGTATTCACATCATCTGACAACATTGTTGAGTTTAGTCCACAAAGTGAAGGTGACCAAGATTTAGCTGACGGTGCTACCACATATGTCAACCATGTATTCTATAAAGACAATGATGGATTCCATATCCTTCACAATTGGTTTAAAGACGCACTACTAGAAAAAGTAGGTGTGGTTAAAGTATATTGGGATGATGAAACAAACATCACTAAAGAAGAATATAAAGGTTTAACCGAAGATGAGCTTGCACTTATCTTACAAGACCAAGAAGTAGAACTAGTATCACACGCAGAAGTAATTAAAGTAGAGCAAATTGTAGACCCAATCACAGGTTTACAATCTGACCATAACACAGTAACACACAATGTTAAGGTTCGTAAGACAGTACGCAATGGTACAGTTCGTGTAGAGAACATTCCACCAGAAGAGTTTATCATCTCTAAACGTGCTAGAAATATCCAAGAATCAGGTTTCTGTGCTCACCGTAAGATGCTTACTCGTAGTGAACTTATTTCTATGGGCTTTGACCCTAAAATCGTAGAAGGTCTTAATACTGGTAACGCACTAGAATATAGCCCAGAAAGAATTGCTCGTTATACTCGTGGTGAACAACCTACTGATATGATGTCACAAGACCACTCTATGCAAATCGTAGAGGTATATGAGTGCTATATCAAGGTAGACTATAATGATGACGGTGTAGCAGAACTACGCAAGATTGTATACGCATCTAATGAAATTTTAAGTGATGAGGATTGTGATTACATTCCTTTCCATTCTATCTGCCCATTACCAATACCACATAAATTCTTTGGTAACTCATTAGCAGACAGAACAATGGACTTGCAATTAATCAAGTCTACAGTAACTCGTCAAATCCTAGACAATATGTACCTAACTAACAATGCTCGTGTATTGGCAGTAGAAGGTCAAGTAAACTATGATGACTTACTAACATCTACAGCAGGTGGTGTGATTCGTGTTAAAAACCCAGCAGCAGTATCACAGTTAGCTGTGACTTCAGCAGCAGGTCAATCATTCCCATTACTAGAGTATTTAGACTCTGTACAAGCTAAACGCACAGGTGTTAGCGATATGCAACAAGGTTTAAGTGCAGATGTATTACAAAACGCTACAGCAACAGCAGTGGCTACTATGTCTAATGCTGCTAATGGTAAGCTAGAACTTATTGCTCGTATCTTTGCAGAAACAGGTGTCAAATCACTATTCCAATCTATCTTTAGATTACTATGTAAGTATCAAGTTAATTCACGCACTCTTATGATTAACAAGAAACCAATGGTATTTAACCCTAGAGAATGGTCAGAACAATATAGTATCAACATCAATGTAGGTTTAGGTACTGGTTCTCGTGCTGAACAGTTAGCTACTATGCAAATGATTTTAGGTAAACAAGAACAAATATTACAAGGTTATGGCTTAAGCAATCCTTTAGTCAACCTTAAACAATACAGAGATACATTGGCTAAATTCATCCACATGGCTGGATTTAAAGATGCTTCTGGTTTCTTACAAGACATTACACCAGAACAAGCTCAACAATTAGCACAAGCAGACCAACCTAAAGTTGACCCAAGTGTAGAAGCTGCTCAAGAGTTTGCTAAAGTTGAACGTGAAAAAGCACAGTTAAGAGCCCAAACAGAGATGGCTAAACTTGAGCTACAAAAACAACAAATGGAACTAGACAATGCTCGTAAGCAATTAGAGTTACAGATGCAAGAATTTAAGATTCAAGCAGATGCTCAAAATGCTTCAGAGAAAGCTAGGTCTGACTCTATGAAATCAGTGATGGCATCATTAAAAGATATTAAAGATTTACAAATTCCTAACGGAATGTAATGAACACGCAAAACATTAAAAACATTTTAAATGATGATGACTTTAAAGGTGTCTTACAGGGCATGATTGATGGTCATATGCAACAAATTATAAACTCTAATGACTCTGATACAGAAATTAGAGAGCAGTCCTATTATAAAATAGCTGCTATAAAAGAATTAATCGGCAGTCTTGAATCTATTGCAGCAGGACAAGTAATAGATAAGAACCGATTTAAGATATTGTAGATATTTCTACATTTGGTACACCTCCCATAGAGGTAATATAGGAAAAATAAATGAGTGAAAATACCATGACTCCAGAAGAATCTGGAAGTGGCACGCTTACTGTAAGTCAAGCAGCCAATGCGTTTGAAGGTCTAATGGACACCCCAGCTAACTCTTCGGAGCAAAGAGCAGGTGAACAAGAAGCTGAACAAGTATTGGAACAAGAAGCAGAGCCACAACAAGAAGCTGAACAAGTAGAAGAAGTCGTTGATGACGAAGCTGAAGTACAAGAAGATGACAGTCAAGAAGAAGAGCCTTCATATGTAGTTAAAGCCGCAGGGGAAGAAAAAGAAGTACCTCTATCTGAATTGATTAAAGGTTATCAGCTTGGTGCTGACTATACGAAAAAAAC